TGGCGTCCGGCGGGGCTCGGTCTCGATGTCTCGCGGGTCATGCGACCCAGTATCTCAGGGGGGCGCTACAACTGGCGGGGGATGTCACCCCCGCGCGTCTCGATACCGCCGGGCAGCAGGGCCTGACCGTCGTTGGACCGCGGGTCCAGGAGCGGGGTCACCTTGGGTTCACCCCTGGTCGCCACCTTGAACGCGATCAGCACGTTTCCGATGGCCGTCAGCACGCCGGGGATCGCGCCCAGCAGACCCTCCAGCGCGCTGCCCTGGGTCACGGAGATGATGCCGTAGCCGGCGGCGGCCACCACCAGCGCGGTGACCATGCCGAGACCCTTGGACACGTTGCCGGCAATGGTCTGGAGCGGTCGGGGTCGGGTCTCGATACTCATGTTGGCGTTCATCAGCTTTCAGGAATCTCCTCACGAGCCGACACGGCGGCCCACTGTTCGGCGAACTCGCCCAGCTCAGCATCCACCGTGGCGGCCACCTGCGCCTGGGTGAGCTGCTCCCCGCGCGCCTGTGCGATCTGAGCCTCCGCCCTGATCACCCGCTCGGTGAGTAGGTTGATCTTGGTAACGATAAAGCCGCCGTCCAGCGTGTCGAGCACGGCGCACGGCTTGGCACCCGGGTCGTCCGGGCCGACCCGGACCCAGGTGCCGTCCCGTAGCGCCATCCAGCGCTGCTGGAGCTGGCCCATGATCCGGTGGAACATCGTCTTCTGCTCGGTCGGGGTCAGGCCCGCCATGAACTCCTCCTCGGGTTTCGGCGCCGGCTGGCCGGCAAGCTTCTTCGCGACCGCTGCCACCCGGTCGAGCGACCCCACGATCTCGAAATGCATCTCGTCGGCACGGCCGGAGTAGTCCCCACCCCAGCGAACCACGTCCTCCACCTCGTCCAGGATGCGATGGATCTCCCGCACCTGGACCGGCGAGAACGTGCCGCGCACCCCGAGCGGATGCCGTGTGGCGTTGGTGTCAACGGCGGTCGCGCTCGCGTGGTTGCTGGTCTGGGTGCCGCCGCGGATCGGCCGGGCCGCGTAGCCCCAGTCGTCCATCTCCCCGCGGGAGCTGTTCATGTCGACGTTCTCCACCCGGCGGTCCACCTGGCTCACCACGTACATGAGCACGTCGCCTGCCGGGCCGTCCGCGACGGTGAGCCGCACGCCCTCGGTGCCGGGCACGAGCCGGGAGCGTCGCGGCGGGTTGACTGGCCACCCGTTCTGTGAGTTCGCCATGCCCCGGACCGTATCCGCTCGCCCATCCTTCGCGCTCAGCAACCGCGGACCGGCGGGTTGTCGTACCGCAGCACGCCGGCCGCGCGGAGCTGCTCGACCACGTGTTCGCTGTGCGGACGGCCCAGCAGGCGCACCGGCAGGTTCGCATCGCCGTGACCACACCGACACTGGCCCGGCCGCGGGCCGGTCAACAGGTGGTCCTCCAGGACCCGCGCCGCCTGTTCGTCGATGGACACGGTCAGTTCTCCTCGGGGTCGACGAGCCCGGACCACTCAGCGTCCGGGCGGTCGTAGTAGTCGGGTGTCGGACCCCACGGCAGAAGCCCGGAGTGGCGCCGGATCAGGCCTGTGGGCCACCCCCGCTCCTCGCGCTGGCCACGCCAGGAGACCACGTCGGCCTGCTCCATCGGGTTGTCTTTGTTGCGACGCAACCCGAATCCGAACTCGGGCCAGCGCAGGAACAAGCCGGAGCCCTCGGGCGCCAGCAGCCGGTTGCCGCCGCTGTCGGTGGTCTTGGAGGCGTGCGCCTCGGTCACGATCGCCAGGTTGTGCCGCTCCCGCAACCTGTCCATCACGTCCAGGATCTGGCGTGCCGCCGCGCCGTCGTTGATGTTTCCATTGTGGAGCTTGTACAACGGCCCCAGCACCAGCAAGTCCGGCGTGGCCGACGCCACCAGCGCCTCCAGCCACGCGACCTCCGAGCCCTTCAACAGGTCCACGCCGGACGGCCGGAACTCCATCGAGATCCGCTTCCCCCAGTCGATCTCGGGTGCCTGGTACATCGCCCGCATGGAGTTGACCGCGTTGACGATCCGCCGGTAGCGCCGCCGGGACTGCGACTTGGAGTTCTCGCAGTCCACGAACAGCACCCGCGGCTCCACGCCTTCCATGATGTCGCCGGTGAACGGGTGCACGCTGGCGGCCACCGAGAGTGCGATCTGGCCGACCAGCTCGGACTTGCCGAAGCCCTCGGCGCCGGTGAGGATCACGCGGTCCTGGCGCTCCAGCAGGCCGGGCACGAGCCAGTCGTAGTGGTCAGGCGTGGCCAGCAGCTCGGTGAGGCTCATCGGCTCCTGGACGGCCATCCCGGCGGAGTAGCTGATCAGTTCGTCACAGACAGACCTGATCGTGCCGATACTCGCGGCCACCGGGTGCCCCTCCTCGCTCGCCTCCCAGTCCGAATCCAGCCGGGACGCCTCGCGAGTCAGCTCCTCCCAGAGCCGGCGGCGGCCGTACAGCTCCAGCAGGCGCTCCGCGTAGCTCATCGCGTGCGCCACCACGTAGCGCGCGGCCGTGAGCGTGTGCAGGTACGGCGCCCCGCCGACCCGCATCAGCAGTCCGGCCTCTTCGATCGCGGACAGGACCGTGATCGCGTCCACCGCCTGTCGGCGCACGATCATGTCCCGGATGACTCCGGCGACCGCCTGATGCCGGGGGTTGTAGTAGGCGTGCTCGGGCACGGACAGGAAAGCGGCCAGGGCCTGGTCGTGGTTGAGAATGACGGCACCGAGGAGAGCGCGCTCGGCACCGAGGTCGTGGGCGTGTTGTGCCATCAGCCTTCGTATCCCTCAAGGACAGGGCCGCTCCGTCCGCCAGGTCCTGTGCGGACGACGGGGCGACGTGTGGTGGTGTTCGCTGGGCGGATGCCGCCCTCCAGTTCGATCCGGAGGGGCTGCTTGGCCAGGGGCATGTTGCGAGCGCGAAGCGCCACGGCGGCCGCCCGGATGGCGTCCGGGTGGTAGCCGGCCCGGAGCGCGGAGGCCATCACCTCGCGGAACGCCATGAAGTTGCCCATCTTGCTCACCGCCTCGTAGTGCTCGGCCGCCAGGGCATTGGCCACCTGGTTGAGCGTGGGCTCCTTGGCCGGCTTCTCCTCCAGGCGCTCTGGCTCAGGAAGGTCGAGAGGCAGCGCGGGCGCGTCAGCGCCCTTCTCTTTGGGTTCCTTTTGGGTTCTCTTACGGTTAGGACCCACTTCCTCGCGGGGGGTCCCCGCAGATTTCGCGGGGGGGATACCCACTTCCTCGCGGGGGGCGCAGATTTCGCGGGGGGTCTCCAGCCGGTCCAGGTGCAGGGTGTAAACGTTCGAGTCGTTGAACCGCTGCTGCTTGGCCACGATCCCGGCCGCCGCCAACTCGGCAAGCACCTCCTCGGTGCGCCGCCGGCTCGCGCCAGCCTTCCGAGCGATCGTGGGGATGGACGGCCAGCACACACCCTCGTCGTTGGCCGAGTCCGCGAGCGCCAGCAGCACGAGACGCTTGGTTGCCGGGCCGATCTCGGACTCCCAGACCAGGGTCATCAACTTGATGCTCATGCCAGGTCCTCGTACACGCAGGCGCTCAGGCAGCAGCAACAACCGCCGCATGGGCCGAAGTAGGCGTAGAGCCCACCGCAGGAGTCCTCGATGCAGTCATGATCGACAGGAATTCCCGGACTCGCAGTAGTCGACGGGGCGGGGGGTGCCGTAGGCTCACGCATGAGCCCACCTCCTCACTAGGTGGTCTCCAAGCCCCGGAGGCGCCAACCTGCCGGGGCACAACTCTGTCTGGACCTTAGCACTCCCGATCACGGCAAGTCGCCCACCTGTCCGCCCGGGTGCTCGTGATATTCCGGCACCAAAGCGGCGGCCAGCACCAGGCGTTCGACCAGCGTGAGGAACGGGCCGGCGGAGCGGATCGCGTGCGCGAGCGCACTGGCCGCCACGTCCCGGCTCAGCTCATCAACCGAGTCGAGATCAACGGCTATCGCCTGGTCCTCGGCCAGCAGGGCATCAGCCGCCCGGTTCAAGGGGGGTTCACCGGCCTGTTGGGCGGCGTTTCCGGGCAGTCCTGCTAGGGTGGTCATCGATCGGTCCTCCTGGTCGTGGGCTGGTCACGCTTGGTTCTGATACGTGGTGGTTGAGGAGCTGGGCAATCAGATGCTTGGGCGGCATCGCGAGCACAGCAGGCCCGGCGGAAACTCTCCGCCGGGCCTGCTGCTGTCTGTACCGTGGCGCACTGGTCGTCCTCTCCCGAACTCGTACTTCGGGTGGCCCGACCCTCCCCGCCGGGACCCCGTGGGGGTGTCGGCGGGGAGCCCGCG